ATACTAACAGGAATCCTGCGTTCGAAGAGAACGCAAGAAACGGCTAGGATCGCAAAGATGTAAGATTGAACGGGAAAGGTGCATGCAGAACCCATACAAGCGAATTTCCTCAGTTTGTGATACTGAGGAGATTTCTTGTCGATGGTATTAACCACCCATCGAGTCCTACAGGCATGAAGAGCTTCAACAAGCGTTGGATTACGCCTGAAGATACGCTCAACAAGCCAGCAGGAAACCCGATCAGATGCGGCGCTCAAATCGATCGTCGCATGACTGCCGGTATGGGAAGCACTGCGAGCGAACTCCTGATTCTCAGTCTGATCATTAAAATGAATAGACTGAGAGATCGGTGTGTACCGCAAGCGGTGCGCGAGAAAATCCTTGATCATCTGCTGACACCATTGATGACTTACAGGCTCTGAGGCGATAAGCCTTGGCCCTTTAAGCGTCTTTGGAACAGCGATGAGCTTGGACGGAGGTTCGTGATCTCGATAAAGAGTCCACGACCCCTTCTCGCCTAGCCAGCCAGCCCAGGCGCCATAGTTGGCAAAGCCAAACATCGCGCAAGGGAAGGCATGGTCTAGTTTAGCAGGCCAGGTTGGAAAATCATACTTAAACTGAGTATGATCCTGATCCGCTACTGCACCAGGTCCGTGCTTAGCTCTCCAGTCGGAAGCGTCGAAGCGTCCGACGAGCGCTGAGATACAGTCGGCCACCCGTTGGGTGACTTCGAGTAGCTCAGGCTCAAAGGAGAGGGACTCTTCCCCCAAAGCATCGCAAGAACTGCAAAGCTGAAGGAGAGGAGCAGGGTCAACACCAGTATCATCGCCAAGATGGAGATGTGAAAGGTCGTCGATCCTGAGCTCGTCGTCTGCCCAATTAAGGGTTGGACTACGAACTTCCTGGTCAGTTTCGAAGAATTCATGAACTTGTTCCCAAGTCCTTGAATCGTCGCAAGGTATCTTAACCTTCTTAGCAGCATAGAACAGCTGCCTTAAGAAGCGGATACACGCAACGTCCGGAACTGCCCTAAGCGCCCCACTATCGTCGAAAACGCGTTGGAATAACCCCTTGAAAAGTCTTGGGATTATACCCCTCCTCCGAAATGGCCGGAAACCGGCGATTTCGAATTTGGTTAGGCGCTCTGCCGCTAAACACTGATCAAAGTGCTTACCGGCGTCAACGAGGTCCATCGTAAGATACGACAATCCTCGTGACTCGACGAGTGAGAGCAAGCGCGACGAATCACGCCTACTGTCAACGTAGAGCCGTGGGTCGTACTCAGCAATCTCAGACAAGATTGCTTCGTATAGCCCCAGTAGATATTGGACGTAGCTTTTCATCTCTAGGCTCCTCAGTTAGAGTCTAGTAGATCTACGGCTATGTCCTCCCATCTACCTAGGTTAAGAATCTTAGACGTTCAAAGAACGATTACGATTCCCAACCCAGCAACTTGGCCGCGATACCACCCGCTTTTACCATGTAAAAGCTCATGGCCTCGGACAAGTCGATGACGTCAGACGCAGTTTCTGCAGGATCCGTACGGATCGTGTAGATAACCTGAGTCAGACGACCAAGAGGATACGCGGTCGCCGGTTTCAGGAACCGTTCGAAGGTCACAGTGTGACGATCGAATGGCTGAGTACCGGCCTTCACAGTATCCTTACTATGCCGCACTTTAGCGCGGTAAGTAACTGTCCCGTCGTCGAGGTAATACTCGGCGCCGTAACCGTCTTGGTTAATCAGCGGCAACGTCTTGGCGGTTCCACCGGAACCATCAAGAGTAACCGTCAGGGATGAACCTAGCATATATCTACTTCCTTGTTGGATTATGTCTATCTCAGCGAATACGCTGGATAGCCAGCCCGCCAAGGATCGACAGTTGCCTTGCCGTAAGAAACGGCAAGGTAGCCTGAAGTGAACCCGACGGACAGGCCCTTCTAAGGGTCTGAAACGTCGCAACGCCGTCACCGCCACGATAGAACTGTTGAAGTCCATCGTTGGCGCGCTTCCAAGTGTGTACGGAGGTCGTCCTAGTCATAATACAGACATCAGACGCCACCGACGGAACGGAGTTATCATAGGCTTGCATAAACTCGCCTACGTTACCGAACCAGTCAGTAAGCCACGTCCATGGAATAGCATTCCAGAGCGTTTGCATACGCAGAGGACCCATAGGGCCCCCAGTGTCTCCAAGCGCAAGGGCGCGAGCATACTTCCTGAACTCCTTGGAACCAGGTTGGACGCGAGGCATCGAAGTTGGGAGCCACCTTACGGTGCCCCAACGCTGGGCTGTCGTAAATGTCGTTTGATTCGACAATACAAGGTCACCAGTACCCGATGCAATACCTACGTTGTTTCTTTGATCAACATTGGTATAGCTTCCAAGCTGAAGACGGCGCTTCAATCCTCCTTTCGAATACAGACGATTCAGCTCGCCGACCTTGCGGTCAACGGAGGCTGAAAAGTCGAGCATTCTACGGAGATCCGAAAATAGCGGTTTCCATCCCATCTGGAGAGAAAGGTAGTGATTAGCCACATCACGTGGCGTCCTCACAGCCTTCAATCCGAGCTTGAAATGGCCGATATCACGGAGCATACCGGGGAGGTCTTTCAGTTCATAGAGGAAGTTGAAGATGTTGATAACTGGACGACCAGGATTAGTTCTGGCCAACAGCGTAACAGCATCAGCACTCTCACTATTGAGCGAAAGAGGCGCGTGGCCACCAGAGAGACTGACGATAGCAGGAGATGTCCAATTTGAATATTTCCTGTAACTCGGAGTCCCGTTGGTTTGGCCAAGCAGCGGATGAACCCCATCTAGGGGATTCATGGACGATAAGTCAAGATGACTAATGTCCATTGGATGAGAACTAGATCTGCCAGTGGAGTCAGAGCAGACATCTACCTTGAGATAGGTATCTGTATCTGCATGACTAAATATGATGAAATTTCTTTCCTCATAACCACTAGACAAGGAAGTCCTCTTCGTCCGCGTGCGACTCGCCATGGTTAGGTTCACTAATGGGGATGGAGTGATTCCTCGAACATCGCTGCTCGAGAGCTCCCTGACATCAGGGAG